ATATGAGGTAGTAGAAGGGATTACGCCTTCTACACTAAATGAAAGTGATTTTCCTTGGGACGATCTTCCAAATGGAAGACTGGAGAGTATGAAAAGTCATACTAATCCAGAGGAAAAGAGAAAGTATAAAACAAAAAAGTCTTGTTTATTTAATAATTTAAAGTTTGCTCAAGACGTTATAAAAAGAAACGAGTCGATGATATTCTTGGAACACGATGTTCTAGTCACATCACCGACACCTAGTATTGAAGAACCAGAATATTTTTGTTTTTTAAATATTGATGGGGCATTTAAAAAACCTAATGTCCTCGCTAACTACCCAGAGTTAGTAAAGTGGTATACTGACAATAATCATAAGTTGGGTGTACAAGATTTTCCTTCTAGTTATCCTTTACGGTACTACAAGGATAATGAATGGAAAGGAGAGTGTATGACTCCAGGCCTAAGTGGTTATATACTAACAGTAAAAGGATCCAAAAGGTTATTAGAAAACGTGGAGAGATATGGATTAGAACAAGGTGACTTTACTTTCAATAATAAAGTTATACCAATGCAATACATATATCCAAGCCCACTTAAATTTCAAAACATAAACCCAAATTTGAGTCATAAGTTATGATGGTAGGAAGAAATATCGGTAGTACTGAAACCGCAAAGAAAATACCCAAAGATAGTGTTGGTGTTGAAATAGGTGTTTGGCGAGGAGATACTACAGAAAAATTTATAAGGAACGCAAAGAAGATTATTGCGGTAGACCCTTGGAGTGTGGAAGGAAATGAAGATCCCGATCTTTTATTTGATAGATACAAAGATGTTGTGGGGGCGAAAACAATAGACGACTTTGAACAATATTATTTGAATGTTTATGAATTTGTCAAGAAAAGATTTGAACATCAAAAAGGAATATCCATACAAAAGATGCCTTCTTCGGAATGGTATGAAATAAATAAAAAAACTGACTTTGATTGGGTTTATATAGATGGTCTTCACAATCATGATGGGTGTTATCATGATTTAGTTGAGTGTTGGAAAATATTAAAATCGGACGGAATTATGTTTGGTGACGACTACCCACAAAAGTCTGGGGTCGTAAGCGCAGTAGATCAATTTGTAAAAGAAAACAATTTGAAACTAAACAAATTCTCAGTTAACCAATGGTATATTGATAAAATTTGAGATAAAACAATCATATATACTAATATATTATTTAAAAGGTATTAATTATGGCTTACACAGATCGACAATTACAAGTCTTTGAAATGGTAGAAGAGTTTAGTAAAGCGAAGAACAAGTCTTCTAGATTGCAAGTATTGACTAAGTATGGAGATATTCGTGCGTTTACCGATATTTTGCGAGGAACTTTTGATGACTCTCTACAGTTTAATCTACCAGAAGGAAAACCACCTTATACACCAAATATTGAAGAGTCTACACCATCAAGTCTTTTGAAGTTACATAGAAACTTTGGTCTTTTTGTTAAAGGTGGGACTGGAAAAGATTTGCCTGCATATAGAAGAGAGTTCAAATTTATTGAGTTGTTAGAATCAATTCATCCTAAAGATGCAGATTTAGTTATTTCGATGATTTCTAAAAAACCACCAGTAAAATTTCTGACTAAAAAATTAGTACAAGAAGCTTTTCCTGACTTGATACGAGAATAAAAATGCCGACTTATAATTTTAGAAATATTGATAATGATGAGATAATAGAAGTAAATCTGAAAATTTCAGAAATTTCAAAATTTGAAGAAGAAAATCCTAATTATAAAAAAATTATTATGTCCGCACCAAAGTTAGTGACTGGACATACAACCGCAAGACAACTAGCTGGTACGGAATGGAATGATAAACTTAAAGAAATTAAAAAGAATGCTGGGAAAGGTTCAACAATCAACACTTAGGAATAGAAGTATGAACAGAGAAAACGTGTTTGAAACACTAAAAATAGATGAAGGAGTAAAGTATGAAATTTATCTCGACCATTTGGGATACCCTACGTTTGGTGTGGGGCATCTGGTCACGACTAGTGATCCAGAACATGGACAAGATGTTGGAACGGAGATATCGAAAGAAAGAGTCTGGGAATGTTTCGAGACTGATTTGGATACCTCGATATTCGAATGTGAGGCTCTATACGAAGAGCGGACTTTTCGAGATTTCCCCAGCGAAGTCCAAGAAATCTTGGTTAATATGATGTTCAATATGGGTAGAACACGTCTTAGTAAATTTAAAAAGATGAACGCTGCCTTAATAGATGGCGATTGGAAAGAAGCCGCTAAAGAGGGAAGGGATTCTAGGTGGTATCGACAAGTTACAAACAGAGCTGAAAGACTAATGACGAGAATGGAAAATGTCTAAAATATTATTAAACGCCTTGAAGAAGAAGATAGAGGGTGATTTGGCAGTAGCAAAAGCAAATGTACTAATCTATAAAGAAACTTCAGTGGGAATCGGAGAACATTCTGAGATTGTTCAATCTTTAGAGACAGAAGTTTCAAAGGCTGCATCTGCTCAGGATAAACTAAAAATGGTCGATATTTTATTGAACGAGTCTGACGAATAGTATGTTAAAACATAATGATTCTGCAACCGAACTTTTAACTATCCTTCAGGAAGAATGTGCGGAGGTAATCCAAGAGGCCTCAAAGATAAAAAGATTCGGTCAAACATCTGAAAACATAAACAGATTAACGAAAGAGGTGGGAGATCTTGTTTGTATGATAGAACTTCTTCAGGAGTGGGAAGTTGTTTCATATAGTGGGGTTGAAGATGCAAGACAAGAGAAATTACAGAAATTAAAAATTTGGTCTAATTTATTTTTGAATGAGAATGAGGCGATGATGGGAAAACAGTCGCAACAAAACGATTGCAATACAATTGAAGAAATAATAGAGTATCAAGAGCGTAAACGTGAACAAGCACAGGACAGAAGAAATGGCTAAAAATGCGATTTTTCAATATATGATAACAAGTGATGTGGTTGATGCCCGAGGAGATATTCTAGGGTGGAATAGATCTGAATTATATCAAGCTTGTGCGTCTTTTTCTAGAACCTCCTTTGAGAATTATGCGAAAAAAATAGGTGCGGATCATCACTACTCTGACAAACGAGTTTTCACAAAGGGCCATGGATGCTCGACATCACTTTTGTATGAATGTCTGAGGGTTATACACGATCCCATGTTCGATGAGTATGATAAAGTTTTATTTGCTGATACAGATATTATCGTAAACACTGAGGAAAATATTTTTGATATGTGTAATGAAGGAGCCGAAGTTTATGGTGTTTTAGAATCTGATATCAAAACTCCACATGGAGGTGGATATAATTCTTGGGACTACAAGAAAAGTACTTACGATGATTTTTGTTCTAAATTCAATATGCATAATTGTCCTATATTGCCTACTTTACCACCTAGTAGACCATCTAAACTAACTATTTTAAATACGGGAGTTGTTGTCTGGTCTAAAGAAGGTAGACTCAGGGCGAGAGAGGAATTCGATTCTTGGGAAGATTGGTGCTACTCAAAACCATCTTTTCATATGTCAATCATGAATGATCAACCTTACATTTCAGCCCAACTTGGAAAACATGAGTTTGACCTAGAGTGTCTCGGCCAAGAGTGGAATGACTCCCCACATTACAAAACAGAAGACGAGTTTTTTGAGAAAGCAAACTTCTGTCATTATACGGGTGGTGAGTGGAAAGTTGATATGGTAAGACATTGGAATAACAATTTATATAAAATACCTCCTCCAAAGCTTTGGGAAAGATCCATACTACCTTAAAAAAACACTTGACAAATACTGCGAAATAGTTTATAATACCTTTACAGAATGGAGAAATAAATGAACGAAAAGGTAATAGTAGTAGATTGTGACGGAGTGCTGTTAGACTGGATATATTGTTTTAAACAGTGGATGAAACGTCATGGTTATAAATTGAATGAAGATGCTGAAAAAGAATATGGCATCTATGAAAGATATGGAATATCTCACGAGGAAGGAAAACGACTAATAAGAATGTTTAACGAGAGTGCAGTAATAAGAAAACTGCCTCCTCTCAGAGATGCGATGAAGTATGTTAAAAAACTTCATGAAGAACATGGATATATATTTCATATAGTGACAAGTTTAAGTAACGATCAATACGCACAACATCTAAGAACAAAAAACTTAATTGAACTATTCGGGCCAACGGTCATTGAAAAGTATACCTATCTTGATACTGGTGCTGATAAAGACGAAGCCTTAGAAGAGTATCGAGATTCGCAATGTTATTGGGTCGAAGATAAACCAGAGAATTGTGATGTCGGGATTGGGTTAGGTATGAAAGGAATATTGATGGCGCATGAACACAATGGAGACTATTCTGGAAAAGCAACGCGTCTCCAAAATTGGAAACAAATATACGAAACTATAATAGGAGAAAGTTAAATGTCGGAAGAAGATAATTCCGAACTATTAAATTTTGAAAATAAAATCATCTTAAAGAAAGAAGAAATCGAATTGAATCCAAGTTTAAAAATAAAGAAAGTTACATTTCCTTCCTTTAATGATGAAGAATGTATTTCTAAAAAATTCATACTTTCAGAAAACTGAAAAAAAGTTGACTCGATGAACCCTCTCACTTCGAGAGGGTTTTTTTATTATAAATAATGAAGTAATTATTTTAATAATAAGGGAATGAAACAATGGCAAGAACAAAAAAAACATTAACCGTAGATAGTGACGGTTCTCTCGCGAAAGCTGACACAAATGGTGACGGACATTTAGATGAAAGAGAATTACAAATGCATCTTGAGTTCAAAAGAAAAGAACTCGAAGACGCTGATGCGATGCGAGATGCACAAAGAAATATGGCATGGTTCGCTCTAGCGGGAATGCTTTTGTATCCATCGTTAGTCGTTATTTGTGAGTTAACTGGACTGGATCAGGCTGGAAAAATATTAGGTGATATGGCACCAACTTACTTCGTAT